GTCGTAAAGTCTATCTTGTCTGACCAATATATAAATGGTAAAATAGTATTATAAACTAACCAGTGTGATCTCAAGAAACGGAAGCACGTATAAAGACGAAAGGCTTCCGTTTTTTATATGCCAGGATCAAACACAGACCTAAGTGAACGCCTAGTCAAACTAGAGGTGTTCAATGAAAAAGTAGCAGAACCATCATTAGCTCAAATATTAGCCAAACTAGACGGGTTAGTAAGTGAGTCTGTATATATAGAGCGAAATAAATATGTAGATGGAAAAATAAATGATATTGAAAAGAATATCAAAGCAATCCAATACCATAACGATACACTAGATGGCAACGTCTTCATAAAAGCTATCGTTACTGGCGAAAAGAAATTCGTAGGCGTAATCATCAAATACACAGGTTTAACCGTACTCATAGGTGCAGTAGGGCTCTTTTTGCTTACTCAATTTACCCATTTTATTCAAGATAGAACACCCGTTGAAGTAATAGAAAAAGTAAAGGAGGTAACAAAATGATAGAAAAAGCACTAGCTTGGTTTTACGCACGTAAAGGTCGGGTTTCTTATTCAATGGAGAATCGGAATGGTCCAGATTCATACGACTGCTCAAGCTCTGTATATCACGCTCTAAAAGAAGCAGGACTTTTACCCGCTAGTTACTGGATTGGCAACACAGACACACTATTCGATGCACTAGAAAAGAACGGCTGGGTGCGACTGTCTGAGGACGCAAACGGCGAGGCAGATACACAACGAGGAGATATTTTTATTTGGGGTATTCGAGGAAACTCTGGAGGAGCATTAGGACACACAGGAATGTTTGTGGATACAGATAACGTAATCAATTGTCGCTATCAAGCAGGTATTGTAATAGACAATCACGACTGGCTCTGGAGTGCGTCAGGATGCCCACCGTATGCATTTTATCGATATGTTGGCAAACCTCAAGAAGCTAAGCGTGTAGCACTTCCTGAAGTCTATTACGCAGACGAAGTAGCAACTGTATTCGACTTACGACAAATTAGATGCAACCGACTAATTGATGAGTTCGATTGGGAGGATAACGGCGTACCTGTTTCTGTAGCAGCGAGAACAGATAAAGACGGCTATCTGCTGGACGGAGAGCTTAACACAGGCGATTACTTCCGAATCGTTGGAGGTACAGAAGTATTAGACGAAACTACCGAAAATAACAAACGCTACCTACAGTTGAAAATGGCAGATGACGGAATTTGGGTATTGGCGGAGCGAGTACGCGAATTAGCAAATGGAGATGCAGGCACACCACGACCAGAAAGGCGACCTGTAGTAGTAGCTACACCTACTGTGAAAATTGAAGCTAAAGACCAACCAAAAACTGTACCTGTAGCGCCACAACCTACCAACGAAGACGTTATGAGGTCTATCGCTAAATTAAGCCAAGACATCGCTAAGAATAAAAGTTTGTTAGAGAAGATTATCGATTTTCTGATGAGTATTTTTAAGTTCAATAAATAAGGAGGAACTATGAAAACTACCAAATATAATGCACTAGAAAAATTACACAACGAACTGAATCGCGGTGCGCCAGGCGACGAAGTTTCTCTTAATATCGGCGGTAAAGAGGTGTTGAAAATCAAGTTTCAAACTGGCGGTACGGCTACCACAGAGCGCAACGGTGTATTTATTGAGGACTTACTTATTGTAACTTACGCAAAACTAGCGGACTACAACCGAGGATTGCCTTGTCGCGAAAACAGTTTAGCCCTTACGAAAATTGAGGAAGCTATTATGTGGCTGGCTAATCGTAAGGTTGAGCGTGAATCTCGCGGCGTGTACGGTACTGAGGAAAAATAGAAGGAGGAGATATGAAATCGCTAGAAGCATTAAAGAATATCAACTATAAAGACGTAGCTATCCGTGCTGGATGGACATTTGTCCAGACGTTTATCGCGACATTTTTACTAGCTGGCGTAAACTTAGTAAACTTGTTATTCGCAGCGAGCTGGCACGAGTTGTACGCCCTAACAATGGCTACCACATTATCTGCAATCGCGGCTGGATTATCTGCGGCTAAGACTATTATTCTAGACTTAGTACGTCAGATGAAAGAAGCCGTTGAGTAATTCGGAAATCCCGAACAACTGAACAGTTCGGAAATCCCGAACAGTTGACTGAACGTAAAATATTTGCTAGGATAGAAGTATCAATTTCAGATTGCCGGCCTCTATCGATTGAAAAAAGGTTTTCTTTCGATTGGGGCCGCTTTATTTTGCCCTGAAATACTAAAAAATAGGATTTTTCTGTCAAGCCCTTAGCACTACGGACTTGTGGAAAACTCCTCGGAAATGTAAAACGCCAGAGCTAGTAATGGTGCTAGTTAGCTGTTGGCTCAAAATTTGGAGGGTTAACAGAGGTGAAAACCACTAATATTAATTCTAATGCTAATGCAAAAAAGTTTCATAGAAACTATAATTCTAATTCTAATACTAATATTAGTCGTGATAAGTATGCTAAATCCAAGCAAATAGAGAATATGGCGACTAGATTGTGCCAGATGTTTGGGAATGAACAATACTTCGCATTTTACTGTAAAGTGTTTTGGAAATTACCAGAAGCTACAGTTTGGCAATTAGCGGAAACCGCACTAGAAGCAAAACAAACTCCAGGACGATTATTTACGTATTTGTGCAAAAAGGCAGGCGTATGAGTTTTGACACTAAAGAAGCTAGACGTAAACTTATTGAACGTATAAATAAGGCTAAGGCAGATCGAGAACAACTTAGACTATTACGTAAGAATAAAAATGGCTGTGATCATGAATGGAAGACGTATAAGCAGATTATCAAGATTGATCATTTTGCTACTGTCATGAAGGGTCAAATACGTCAATATAGCGGTCCAACTTCACCGTATTTTATAGTTAAAGGATGTCATAAATGTCATGAAAAGCATTACATTGACTTAAAAAATCTGTAAAATAGAACAATTGGGGCGTAAAGGTTATAAATTAAACCTAAGTCACTCTAAGGAGAGAAGAATGACCGCACCAATTCTATCAATCACAACATCAAGAGCTACTGTAATAAGTGAATTACAGAAAATAGACGAAGTACTAGACGTAGATTATCAGACAGAGAATATCAGAGAGCTAGCATTTCAATTTATCCATTATTCAGCAATAGTCGAAGATATGTCACCAGCTACAGTAGCTACTAGAGTAGTACGTCTTAAACAATTTGTTAATTTCTGTGATGAATTACACAAGACTAATATAACCGAGCTGTCGCTTAGATGGCTCGATTTTTATTTTTATGAATACAGAAAAACTCACGCAGCTTCAACTACAAACTCAACAAAACGAGTAATAAAAGCATTCTTCAAATGGTGCAATGAACACATGAATCTAAACTGTATTAATTCTGAGCTTATTAAGTCACGTAAGAACGCTAAACCACGACCAAGATATATACAACATCATGTTATACAACTAGTACTCAACAGGACGTCAAATAACGTGAAAGAGCGACATATAAACATGCTAATAGATTTTGCATACGACACTGGATTGCGTATTTCAGAGATTGCCAGTGTTAGCTATAGAGATATAGACGGATTGAACTTATACGTAAAGGGCAAAGGCTCTAAGGATCGTACTGTATTCCTAACTAAACGATTAAAAGATAAGATAGATGAATTCGCGACAGACTACAACTGATTATCTGGTCCTCTATTCAACACAAACGATAAAACAGCTAGAGTGTGGATCCAGCGAGCATTTAAGAAATATGCAGATATTCATATAACACCTCATCAATTAAGACATAGTTTTGCGGTGCGCCTACTAATAGCTGGTTGCGATCTTATGACAATACAAAAATTACTTGGCCATCGCGACCTATCCACGGTCCAGATATACCTACAAATTAAAGATGATCTGGCAGAGAGTCAGTTCTATAAAGCAATGGATCACGCTCAAGGCTATTGACATATTTAGTCATTTTTGCTATACTGAGGACAGTTGAGAAGAGCAATTGCCCTTCCAGGTATTTTTACACCAATAACTTTTATGGCTCTCTACCAGCTAAAAGGTACAGCAGCCAGAAATTGTACCACCAAGACAAAACTGTTGTGGTGGACA